AGAATATGATCGTGAGGTAGTAGGACTCGACGTTCTCATCAAGGAGGCAACCGATGATCATGTATGAGCTAGAGCTTCCGCTAGTGGACACGCCAGCGCAGGACACTTTACCGCAACAGTTCGCGGCGTATGATGCGAAGAATCCCGAAGTATCGCAAGCGTTTAGCGCCCTTGTCCTTACTCGCATCAAAAGTGGCTATATCTCCCCGCGTGACCTCGCGCCGGAAGTGCGGAGCCTGGTAGGGCATGGCGTGAACAATTCCTATTGGCGCTTCCTTGCGGACAAGTTCAAGGCGCAGTATCCACACCTCGCGTACTTATTCCGCGAGCATCGGCGGCCAGAGGGCGCCATGGCGCTCCACTACAAAGAGAGGCGCAGATGAAACGCGCAGATGCGATAGCACTAGGGCTGTTCGCCGTTGCCTTGATCGTCATGGGCTCGGCGACGATCATCGAAGCGCGGGCCGTGCGGACAATCGAGATAGGGGATCTGTACATCATGGACGCTACCAACGCGCCGTGGTGCTTAGATATCTTTATCAACGGGACGAGGCACGTCATGGCCTTTCGGACGACCGACGACGCGGACGCATATGTGAGGGCGCTACGGGCCGATGCACGGCTCAATGTCATAGACAAGGGAGGAGAAGAATGAGAGACACGGTAATGTACATGGGCGAACAGTTCGAGGTTGTGGCTACGGCCATAAACGATAAGGGAACAACGGTTACTCTAGAGCGTGTTTTCCCTCCGCCCAAGCCGAAGCAGGACATCCGCGACTACTGCCGGGAGCATCGAGTATGGGCGGCGAAGGATGATTATTGCCTTGCTCCTAACGCTTGGTGTGCATACGTAAAAAAACCAAGCATGGAGGGAAAAAGGTGGTATGGCGGAAACTTCATTACGTCCTTCAGTCCACATAACTCCACCTTCCCCGACTGCCCTTGGGACAAGTCCCTCATCGCTCCCGATGGCTCAATGCCGCTGATGGAGCAGACGAGAACCTATACAGGCACGGCAACAATCACCATCGTAGGCAAAACTATTGCTGAGCAGATATTCGGCGAGGGGCTTAAAACGAAGCTTGCCCTTCCCTCTCGCGGCGATCCGATCTTTGTGTGGGATGACGAGGCGAGCGACAGGATACCGGCATCGGTGAGATATTTCCATAGCTTCAATGAAGAAACAAAATGGCCGATTCGAGTTTTCTGTGAGAGACGTGAAGGCGCTGAAGTAACTGGATACAACCATTTCCGCCCCTTCGATCCCGCGCTTGTCGGCGTCGCTAGACGGGATTGGTCGGTATGACGAAGCACATCGAGTACGACACGCGCAAGCCGCGCATCCGCTGGGCGAGGGCAGGGCAATTCATAAGCGACAACCGCACGCGCAACCAACACGGCGAACTGCTGCGCGGCAACCTTGTCCACCGGCTCGGCACCGGGCAGACTGGGCAATTTGCGTGGGATTGACGCTTGACGGCAGAGAATGGCCGCCGAAGGGGTTATTCCTAACGGCGGTTTTTTATTTGTAAAAGCTATTGACAGTAAAATATAACTATAATATAACTATAACAGAGGCTAATATGAAAAAGATAGTAATATCGAAAGCATTCCTAGCAAAGCAATATGAAACTATGAAGGTTTCAGAGGTTGCCGAATTTTACGGTATATGTATAGTGCGGCTATACAGAATAATTGACGAAGCGGGTATTCCCCGGAAAAGGAACAAAAAACCACAAAGGGCATATAAAAAAACAGAGCTGACGGAATAGGAGCAATATCATGGCCCGATACAGAAAAATTGATACCCATACATGGGGCGATGAAAAATTCAAGGCTCTTTCCCCTATGCTACCAAGTGGGCAAGCATTATGGTTTTTTTTATTGACAGGCCCTTTTACTGGGCCGATTCCTGGCCTGTATGTGGCAGGTAAGGCAGCGATGGCCGAGGCTCTTGGTTGGAGTAACGAAGCCTTTGACAAAGCCTTTCAGGAAGTCTTATCTAAAGGCATGGTGAAAGCCGACTGGAAAGCCCGCCTCATATGGCTACCAAATGCTATAAAGTACAACAATCCAGAATCACCAAATGTCATTACTTCATGGGCAAAAGAGCTTGATATTCTCCCTGAATGTAGCCTTTTTTATGAAGCAATAATTTCAATCAGGGAAACAATTTGCGCTATAAATGGAGGCTTTATAATAGCCTTCGATAAGGCTTTCGGTAAGGCTATCGCTAAGGCTTCCAGTAAGGCTATGCCTAATCAGGAACAGGAACAGGAACAGGAACAGGAACAGGAAAGAGAGCCGCAAGCGGCCACCCATTCTAAGAGATTTATAAAGCCTACAATCGAGGAAGTATCGGGATACTGCAAAGAAAGGGGAAACAATATCAAGCCTGACCGATTCATTGATTATTACGAATCTATCGGCTGGAAGGTAGGGGATCACTCCATGAAGGACTGGAAGGCTACTGTCCGCACATGGGAAAAGAATGACAAAGCGAAGACCACCGCGCCGCCTCCTAAAAAGAGCGTAGTGTTGCGCCTCGCTGAACCGGCTATATGTCCATTCTGTGCAAGCCAGCTTGACGAAGGACGGTCATTTTGTTATTGCAGCAGAAAAATAGCCGATATGCCGCCGGAGTTCCTTGCAAAGTATAAGACATATGAAGCGGGGGGAGTCCATGTTTGATTATCCTGCTTTCGAGGAACATTTAATCGGGCAAATACTCGGAAAGCCTGAGATAATCGACGAATATCTGGTAAGCATTAACCTGTTCTATGATTCTTTCTGCCGGGATGTATTTTCAGCAATAATGGCGGCAAGGGAACGAGGCCCGGCGATTGACGATCTTATCATCCTCGACGAATTGAAGAAAGCGGGGCATGGAGAAGAATATTTATACCTTGCAAATATCGTTCGTTACTCTCCTGGTAACGCAAATTTCTACATTGAGAAGCTCAAAGACAGGCGGCAAAGAGCCGATATCGTAAAATCTTTATCTGTCGCTCTTGACGCGGCGAAGGACGAAACAAAGACAGGTATTGAACTTGCCGACATAGCGGAAACAGCAATAACCCGCGCATTGAGAGAAACCAGCGACGATCCTAGTCCATTGCTCAAAGACCGTGCAGAGAAATGCGAAACAGAAATAAAGAACCGTGTAATCCAAAACAGGGAAGGGAGAAAGAATAATATAGGATTCGGGCTTCGCGATCTTGACGAGTTTTGCGGGGATATCCGGCCCGGAGAAGTAGTGTGCATTGCTGCGCGTCCTGGGTGCGGTAAAACTGCCCTTGCCTTGCAACTTGCCGCCCATGTTGCGGGCGATCTAGGAAAACATACAGTGATATTCAGTCTTGAAATGTACGCCCAAGAGGTTCAGGAAAGGCTTTTATCGTTTCATAACGTCGCCCCTGTAGGGCTTTTAAGATCAGGAAGCCTATCGGACGCACAACTAAAAGACGTTCATACGGCTTGTATTATGTTTGAAGGGTTCAATATGGCGATTTATGACAAGGATCATACGCTGGCTCTTTTAAGGTCTAGGATCAGGCGCGAAAAGGCCGTCAATAATGCAAAACTTGTCATTGTGGACTATCTTGGGCTTGTGAACATTGGGGAATCATCCAAGATTGCGCGCTGGGAACGCATGGGAGAACTATCAAAAGCCCTGAAAATTCTTGCACAGGAAACAGGGGTTGCAATGGTCGAATGTGTGCAATTGAACCGTGAAGCTGATGGAAAAGAACCATCTATCGGCCAACTGCGCGACTCTGGAAGCATCGAGCAGGACGCTGACAGGATTATCCTCTTGCATCCGAAAGGCGATATTGATTCACAAGGGAAGCGGCAAATATCGGCGATTGTAGCAAAAAATAGGCATGGAACCATGGGCGAAGCACTACTAGAGTTCACTGGCAGTCATGTACGGTTCAGCGACGAAAAGGCGGTACACAATGTTTGACCAAATAGAACTTTTGGAGATATTGCTAGCTGATACTGTTGCGCTTATCGAATGCGAAAAGATAAAGGCCGCAGCGGTATTGAAACGAACGGCTAACCCTCTTGACCTGGCTCTTGAAGAACAGGCGCAAATAAACCAGATCATAGCCAAAAGAAAACAGGCATGGGAAGATTGGAATACCCTAAATCAAGAGAGGCTAAAAAATGAACCTTGAATCCATGAACCTTGACCGCTACCTTGTGAAGAATGCCATGAGTCGGTGGATATCAAACTTGTGTATTAACCACGAGGAGCCGGAAGACGAACCAAAAGAAGATGAAGACTTCGAGGATATTTTATGGTGAACCTTTCGCAAATGCGCATCCCGCAACTCGAGCGCATTTTGGACAGCGAGGTGAGCCAGTACGTGCGGCGGCTGTACTCGGTGCATGGGTGGTGCCAGTGTTACACCTGCGGGCTATGGCTTACCACGCAGGAGGCGACGTGCGGCCATTTCATCTTGCGTCGGCATCGTGGTACGCGCTGGAACCTGAATAATCTGCGGGTCCAGTGCCTTGTCTGCCAGGGCAACGAGGGCGAGGCGGTGAAATTCGAGGCGCGGTTGACTGCGGAAATCGGCGCGGCGGCTGTCGCGGAACTCATGGCGCTTAAACATAAGACCATGAAGCATCCGCGTGCGTGGTTTATCGCGGAAATCGAAAAGTATAGGGGGATGGCATGAAGAGGGTTGAACTGTATCACGATCATTTTCAGAATTATAAATGCTATGGAATACCAAAAGCGCAGTTAATAATCGCAGATATCCCTTACAATGTTGGGAATAATGCGTATGGCTCAAGCCCGCAGTGGTATGTCGATGGCGACAACAAGAACGGCGAGAGCGCCCTTGCCGGTACAACCTTCTCTGACACCGACCTTGATTTTAGAATCCCCGAGTTTTTGCAGTTTTGCAGCCGTATGCTTGTGAAGGAACCGAAAGAAACCGGGAAAGCCCCTTGCATGATTGTGTTTTGCTCATTCGAACAGCAATTTATTATCATCGAGGAAGCAAAAAAGCACGGCCTAAATAAGTATATCAATCTCGTTTTCCGAAAGAACTTCTCCCCGCAGGTATTGAAGGCAAATATGCGGATAGTGGGAAACTGTGAGTATGCAATACTTCTTTACCGCGACAAGCTACCGAAATTCAACAATGGCGGGAACATGGTTTTCAACTGCTGGGACTACCAGAAGGAAACCGAGATAGAGAAGACCCATCCTACTCAGAAAGCCTTGACGATACTCGAAAGGATGATCGAGCTATTTACCGATGTTGACGAGGTTGTGATAGATCCATGTGCGGGAAGCGGTTCAACATTGCTTGCCGCTAGGAATCTCAATCGAAGGGCTTATGGCTTCGAAATAAAAAAGAATTTCTATGACGCTGCAACGGCGCTGTTAAAATCCCCTGCTCAGGTCAACATGTTTTCCCCGCGAGAGGAACGAAAATACAGACAGCCGCAGGAGCTAGGGCTATGAGTACGCCCGAAGGTGCCGTGGTTCGCGCCGTGCTGGACTATCTCGCAATCCGGCAGATCGTTGCATGGCGCAATAACACTACCGGCGTATATGACCCCACCGCAAAACGCTTCCGCACGAACGCGGGGCGCAATGGCGTTGCGGACATTCTCGGCTGCCTACCTGGTGGCCGCTTCCTTGCGGTGGAATGCAAGGCGGGCAGGGGCGTGCTATCTCCGGCGCAGGTGGAATTTCAGCGGGACATTGTAGTGGCGGGCGGGCTGCACATCGTAGCGCGGTGCATCGAGGACGTGATTGCAGTTTTCAGGGCGGAGGGGATATAGCCTATTGACATATTGTTGGTGTAGTTGTACTATAATAACAAGAGGGTACTATGAAACCAGAAGAAATAAAAGCTATCAGGAAGGCGTTAGGGCTTAGGGTTGGAGAATTCGCGGAAAAGATCGGGATAAGCCCTGGTCTTCTTGAAGCGTTGGAGCAAGGGAGGAGACAAGCCACTCCAGGAACAGTTATTAAAATAATTGCCGTAAGGAAAAAATAATGGAAACTTTAACAAGAGAAATTCTTATGTCAATACTGGCTTATGACAAAGAAACTGGAATTTTTGTATGGAAAATTGGAAATAATAGAAGTGTTAAACAAAACGATATTGCCGGATGTATAACAAAAGATGGGTATTGGAATATAAGAATTTATAAAACCTTATTTTTTGCCCATAGATTAGCATGGCTATATGTATACAGTGTTTGGCCCGGAGCGCAAATAGACCACATAAATGGTATGTAGAAATATCAGACATGGGCGATCCGTGTCTGAATGATCTACGAAGAGAACGCCTAGACGCAATCGTCGCCAAGCACGGGCGCGAGATAGGAGAATGAGATGAGCAAGTCAAAAGCATTTACAAGGAGAAACGGAATGAAAAAAGCAATTTTATTTGTACTGGTTTTTGTGGTAATGGCTGTCAATTTCGGATGTTCGTCTGATGCATCGGTTGCGCGGTCGAACTTGGAAAAAGAAGAACAGAATTTTCAGATATTTAGGCGAGTTGTTTTCTACAACGGCATTACCAGTGAGTACATCCTGACCATCGAAGGAATGCTGGCCATAATAGTTGATGAAGATGGTGATCTTGTTGTGACAGTCAAAACAGAAAATGGGAAATTCTTGAAGCACTATCTTGGCTTATCGGATAACGTAACATACTTTTCCGAAGCCCTCGAAGAAACTGCTGTTTCAACAAAGCAGTACAAGGTTATTTTCAAACCATCGAGCATTATTCCTACAATCGAACTGAGATAGGAGGATGAGCATGGAAGTTCAATATTTATCGTTAGCAGTAAATGCTATTTCTCAAGCCTTTTTATTCCCCACAATAGGGTTTTATCGTAATAAACGCCCTTCATATCTTTATTTCGAAATTTACTTTATCTGCGGTCATAGAGCAAAAGGAATCCGTGTATATAGAAAAGTATGCTCCAAGGAGGACTGAATGGAACGCATTGAAAGCGCAGCAGCATTTGTTCAATCGTGGATAGACGAAGGTCAATACCTACTAATATTGATTGAAATGGTCGAATCCCGCGATGCCGCCATCCGCGCTGATGAGGCGCAGAAGTGTGCGGAGAGGGCAGAACCGGAAGCTTACGCCCTCATAAAATGGGGTTGGCCTATGGGTAATGATGCTGCATATCGCAAAAAGATACAGCCTCTTTTACTCGCCATCACGCAGGGTGCAGAGGGTGAAGCCACAACTCCCACGCCCGATCCTCGTGACGCGCTGATAGAGCAGTTGGGCAAGGCGTTAGAAGTAGCACATGGCTGGATTCCGGAAAACGAAGCTGAATACAAGCAAGTTACCAAAGCAATCGCCGCATGGGAGGCCAGGGAATGAGTGAAACTAGGCTCCAAGGTATGTGCAAGTTGCTCAATGTCGATAAGCACATGGGGCGACGATATGCACGGACGATGTGCCGACTTGGGGATATGTATGGCAAGGCGCTGTGGAAAGAAGCTCGCGAAAAAGGGCCTGTACCACGAGAGTTAAAAATAAGGCGTCGCATTAGGCTTGCTGAACAAAAGAAGCATATCAGGCTTTTATATCCCGAAATTATCATTGTCAACGCAGGAGGCCGTCCATGACTGACCTTGAAGAAGCCAAAGCAGCGTTATGTGGATATACGTCATTCCCGCGCATCATCAAAGGTGCAAATGGCTCTGCTGACTGGGACATCAGCGCAGATATTCGCCTCATCCTCTCCGCCCTCGCCACAGCCAAGCAGGAGCGGGACAATGGGGAAAAGATGTCGCAAGCCTTGAAGACGGCGTTACTCGTTGCCGAGGCCCGCATCAAGGAACTGGAAGCGAAGCGGGATGCACTCCGAGCCGCGCCATGACCGAGCATAGCCCATGCCTTCCGCCCGATGAGCTTGTGCGGGAGCATAACTGCCCGCTATGGAACCGGATATCCCTCCCGCATGGGCCAGGTACTACCAACCGCAAGGGGATGAAGCGCGACCCCAGCACGCGCAAGCCAGGGCGACCACGCGGGAAGAGCAAGGCTGAGAAAACGCCACTGAGAGGTTGAACGTGACCATGAATACTGTCTACCAAACAATAGGGAACCGATGCTATGATAAGGGCAAACTATTAGCATTGGAACATGAAGATTTGGCGGATTACTGTATTCAGCTTGGTGACGCCCTGGAATGGGCTTGGGATAATGCGGCTAGACCGTATGCTTTAGATGCAAAATTCAAAGTAGTATCACAGGACGAAAAGGATCTATCAGACGCCATAGCAGAGCTAAACAGAGAGTTCCCTGGAGTATCTTGCGCTAGCAACGGGAAAGCAGGATAATAAGACATGCCTCAGAAGTGTTCGATTTGCATACACCCCAAGCGCGCCGAGATCGAGCAGGCGATACGCAACGCCGTACCGAAGCGTACCATTGCGTCCCAATTTGGCATAGGATACAATATCGTACCAAGGCACGCTGCGCACATGGTTTCAGAGGTAGCCGCGAACGCCCCCGCCATCGTCCAGGAGAAGCAATCGAAGGCTGCTGATATCGTTGACGAGCTCTACAACTTGAAAGAGGTTCTAGGCAACGCTTTGGAGACAGCGGTAGCAACGGGCAACATCATTGCGCTGACAGCGGTGAGTAGGGAGCTGCGCGGCGTAGCGGACACGCTGATAAAGATTGCCATAGCGCAGAAGGAAATCGAGGCGCAGAAGAAAGCAGTCCTGTCGCCCGAGCTAGACGCGCTGATACAGGAGATAATCGCATGAGCGATCTTGAAATAACCCGCCTACTGTTCGCAGAAGCGTGCCGCCGCATGAACGCCAAGCGTGACAAGATAGTGCGGCATACGCCGATAGAGCGCGAGCGCATCGAGATTCATTTCAGGAGGAAGCATTGACCCGCCTTGAAGCCCACGCAGGCTACCGCCGCGTCCTTGCCAGCGCCGCCAAGGAAGGGCCGGAGCAGAAGAAGGAATGCGCCAGGACGCTATGTCTGAAAGACCCGTTCTTCCGCCTTGTGTATGTGCTATCAATAGTTCCCCGCGAGATTGTGGACAACGACTGGGTATACGACCGAACGCGAGAGGTGCAGAAAAAGCCGTGGGGCTATGCCGATCTATGGTGTCGCGAGCATTTTAAGGACATAGATAGCAATGAGCCTATACTGACCGCAAATAGAGGATGGATACGACACGGTGATGTATTGGTAGGGGATACTGTATTTTCGCCAGAGGGTAAACAGGTAAAGGTTTTAGGCGTGAGCGAGCAATTCACTAACCACAAGTGCTTACAATTCACTTTTCAAGACCATGCAAAAATAGTGTGCGGAGAGGGCCATTTATGGCGCATAGTGCAGCACAAGCATGGCAAGCGAAATGCCACAGGATACCGCAAACCGCTTAGGGTTGAAACGGTTTTAGAGGCAAAAGACGTGCCGCTTAATTCAGATATAGGCGTATTGTCTAGCCCCATTGAGTACCCCGATGCATTATTGCCCATACAACCCTATGTTATGGGAGCGTGGATTGGTGACGGACATAGTGCTGGGCCAAGGATAACCTGTTCTGATAAAGACAGCGATATTGTCAAGAGAATCGAGGGCTTGGGTTACAAATGTATTAAAGTAAAACAATCGAACGAACGGTGTCCTGTCTACGGCTTTGGTGGCGGGATTTGTGGCAAAAAAGGAACCGGAATTACGCCCATAATGCGTAATCTAGGCGTACTAAACAATAAGCACATTCCAGACATATATAAACAAGGCTCAAAAGAACAACGAACAGAGCTTTTGCGCGGCCTAATGGATACAGACGGCACATGTAGTCCTAAGGGAGGGGCGGTTTTCTGTAATGTTAATGAGCGATTAGCGCGAGATGTTTATGAATTAATGGCAAGCCTAGCCCTACGCCCAAGGATCGGAAAGTACAAGACAAGCTGCAATGGAAAGATTTTCAATTTCTTCCAGGTATCATGCCAAGGCCATAGCGATAGAAACATATTCCATCTCAAAAGAAAGAGCGATAACGCCATAACCCCGAGCCTTCACAGGAAGTGCCGCAGAATCAAGAAAATAGAATCGGTTCAGACTAGGCCAACTAACTGTATCTATGTTGAAGGAGGAATGTACCTTGTGGGGAAACAACTACTCCCCACGCACAACACGACCATAATTACACAGAACGGAGCAATTGGCGATATACTCAATGATCCCGAGGGTTCAACGTGTATATTTAGCTTTAAAAAGCCAAACGCCAAAAAACTCATGGGGCCAATAGTACATGAACTTGAAAACAACCAGCGATTGAAAGACCTGTTCCCTGATATCCTTTTCCAAGATCCGCTCAAAGATTCTCCAAAATGGACGCAAGACGAAGGTATTGTAGTAAAACGCAAATATAACCCCACCGTACCCACCCTTATGTGTTCAGGGCTTGTAGAGGGCCAGCCCACGGGTATGCACTTCAAGTACCGCAGGTATGACGATGTGGAAACCATAGAAACCGTCAGGACGCCAGACGGCCTGAATAAGTGCGAAGATGCGCTGAAAATGTCCTACAACCTAGGCATAACAGGAATTGGCAAGGCTTCGATGGTAGGCACTGTTTATACCCACAACGACATACACTTGCGGGCGATTAAGGACGGAACCTTTAAACCACGCATCTACCCAGCCACCAAGAACGGAGAACTAACCGGCGAACCCTGGCTATGGACGAAGGAACAACTTGCCGCCAAGATGCGGGCCATGGGGCCATACATCGGGGCTTGTCAGTTATTCCTCCGGCCTACCGCCGATGGCATGCAGTCGCTTCAAAAGGAATGGCTCCGCTACTGGAAGGCCGACCGCATGATGGGCCTGAACTTCTACATCCTTGTTGACCCTGCCAGCGAGAAGAAAGACTCAAGCGACTACAGCGTGTTTATCGTTGTCGGCATGGGAAGCGATAGAAACTACTATGTGACCCGCATCGTGCGCGACCGCCTGAACCTACAGGAACGTGCCAATGTGCTGTTCAAGCTCCACCAGGAGTACCGCCCTATTGCCGTAGGCTACGAGAAGTACGGTATGCAGGCCGACATCCAGTACATGATGGAGCGCATGGACAGGCAAAACTACCGATTTTCCATCACGCCGCTTGCAGGACAGATGCCCAAGAACGACCGCATCAAGCGCCTGGTACCCGCGTTCAGCGAGGGGCGCATCTACCTTCCCGAAGCCATGCCCTACGAGCAGTACGACCGCAAAGTGGTGGATCTGTCGCAAGCCTTCGTCAATGACGAGTTCCTTGCGTTCCCGTACAGTGAGCATGACGATATGCTTGACGCGCTTTCCCGCATCATGGACGACACGCTAGGCGCGACGTTCCCGCAGGGTAGCCCCATTGACGTATTCCATATTGACGCGCCGCGTGAAGAGGCTTATGATATACTATGGAATGGGTTGAGGTAACAGACCGCCGCTAGGCAGACAGACCGGCGCTTTGACCGTCGAGAGACGGACAGGGGATATCATGGAAATAAAAGCAACGCAATCCGCAGAGCAGACCGCTGACCCTTCGCAAGAAACTTCCGTCATTGACCTTTACCTATCCGCGACCCCCGCCCTCAAGAGCAAGGCAAGGAAGGCCATAGGCGCACGCAATGACGATGACGCGATACAGCGGATGAATCAGGACGGCGCGGCAGCTAGCGCGGTACGCAGCATCATCAGCGCCCCTGACAATGTGCTTTCTACCGGCGCGGTTGAGACGCCGATGGAAGATGTCATGTACCCGAGGCGCAAGTGATGGAAACGAAAGAGATTCTATCCCGCTTCGAGTTCATGAAGGCAGACCGCCAGCGGTGGGAACCCTTATGGAAAGAGATATCCCAAGTGCTACTCCCCCGGCGTTCATGGTGGGATGAGGACGATTCAAGCGGTAAGAAGCCCGATGTCAAGATATTCGATACTACCGGCATAGAGTCCTTACAGACCCTTGCGGACGGGTTGCAGGGCTATTCCGTATCACCTTCCTTCAAGTTCTTCAAGCTCAAGATGATGGACGACAAGCTCACCCGCGCCCCTTTCGCCGCCGATTGGCTGGAAGAGGTGGAAAACGCCATTTATTCAGAGTTCAACAAGAGCAATTTCTACGGATGCATGAGCGAGTTCTTCATGGACGCGGCTGCTATTGGAACCGCGTGCATGTTTGTCGAGGACGACGAGGAAGGCAACAAGATCAATTTCAGTTGCCGCCACCCGAAAGAGCTTTATATCGCAGAGAACCGATCGGGCATGGTGGATACCGTCTATCGCAAGTTCAAGGCGCCGGTCCGCGTGGTAGTTCAGCAGTTCGGAAAGGATAAACTCGATTCCACCTGGCAGAGAATGTATGACGACAACCCCTATCAGCGCGTGACCCTGCTTCATGCCGTGTTCCCGCGAGGAACCGAAGGGATAGGCCGCAAGGATAAGGCTTTCGCATCGGTATACTTCGACTACGACAACCAGAAACTACTGGACGAGGGCGGGTTTGATGAAATGCCGTACCTTGTCTGGCGCTGGCAGAAGAACAGTGATGAAACCTACGGACGCGGGCCGGGCGGAGACTCACTCCCTGACATCCTGCGCCTGAACCAAATGGCGAAAACCCTGCTCATGGCGGG